GACGTTACCCGCAGAGAAAATGTCGTTGGGCACCGTGATAGACCCGCCACTACCGACCGTTACGAACTCGCCAAGATCAGATATTGAAAGCGTGTAAGCAGACGTTTTGGCCGCACCTACGGAAGGTACGTTACGAAGATTTCCTACGGCGTCAGAAATTACTCCACTGACTCCAGATACGTCCGTCGTGGTTCCGACGAGGAGGTTGCCAGTGGTGGTTAGTCGAGCTTTCTCGCTGCCGCTTGTCCAAAAAGTTATCGGGAGGGAGGAGCCGGTGCCTGCCGCAGACGCTCTAAATGAAACCTCGGTATTGTTGTTCAAAAATTGACCAAACGAAGTATTTGCGGGGTCTGTCCCGCCATACGTAACAAATTGGCCTTGAGTGGCTGTGCCATTTGGCATTGCGCCGACATTCGTTACGCCGTTTGTTACGTTACTTTGAAAAATAACGCGATTAGCAGCCGTCGCATTGCTAAAGTCGCCCGTGATGCGCTGGGCGGTGCCGGTAAACGCTAAGTTGCCGGTTGTGATGGTGGCCGACGCTGCTGAAAAATTGGTGAGTGCGACGTTGGAAATCGTAACCGTCTGGCCCGTTCCAATAGAAATAGCGTTTACGCCGCCGGTCTGGATATCCAAACCTCCCGTGCCGTCAGCGCCTACTGTTACGCCGCCAACTGCGCCATTGAGTGTATTAGCCATTTATTTGTCCTCATCCGGTGGCAGCGGCGTGTTGCCTTTCGCCAACCACTCTTGAAACTCTGGGTATTGATCCGTGCAAGTCAGACGGCATAGACCGTCGTCATCAATACGGGCGTAAATTTGCGGCTCGCCATCGCGCTTTGGCAGCATTTTGTACGTCATAGTTCTGCGCTCCAGCCGAGATAAGCGTTTGATGTTTCAGACCTACCAATCATTGCTTGCCCAACTGTTAATCCAGAAGCAACAACAAATTGCGTTCGCACAGAGAAAACTTCTCCACTAGCAAAAACAGGAACAGAACTGCAAACGACGTTTGCTCCACCCGTAGATACTCGGTAGTCAGTTGCTGTCCCCGTTTGATCCAAAGCAGATGGAGCAGTACGCATTGATACCGGGAAGGTTGTAATAAATAAAGCGTTAGTCGTGGTGTCAACTAGCCCAGTTCCAAAAAAAGCATTTACTCCCGTTGCTTTCATCCTGTAGTAATACCGCTGACACAGCATCAACTCCGTGCCATACGGTCTACGCTCAAACGGAGTGGCGACGGAGCCGGTTTCAAATTGGACGCCGGTAACGTACCAAGTTGCGTTGAGGGTGCCGATGACGGAGACAGCGCCGGTTGTGGTTATGAAATCGCCTGCCGCTGTCCAAGCGCCAGCCGTTCCGCTTCGGTCAGGCCCGACTCCGAGTCCAAATGCCAAACTAATCCCATTATTCGTGTCTGTTAGCCACGTTCCGGTTGTATCGCCGGGTATGGTTACAGTTTTGTATTCCCAAGTATCTGCAACCGAAATTGAGTATGTAAATGGATATGCGCGGTTAACACCGGAATTTCTTAACGATCCACCAAAAGTTCCAGTAAGGCTTGACCGAACCCAAAACGAAAGCGTTACTGTGCGCGCTGATGCGGTTCCCCACATCAAGTCAGCAATATTAGTTCCTTCTATTCTCTGAACTAAAACGTAGGCTTGCGAACCAGTTAAAGATGCATCTGCGGTCGTTGTTGTAAATTTTAACGAATTAACAAAACCACTTCCCGCTGGAGCCGAGGTGTCTCGTTGAGCAGAAAACGCGCCGTCTGTGTTATTGACCGCTTGAAACCTGTCAACAGGAAATGCTGCGCTTGTCGTCACCGCCGCCCCAGCATTACGCTGGTCGATCCGCATATCGCCGTTGATGATGCGGTTGCGGAAGAACACGCCGTTGCTGTTAAACGCAGCAGCGACCGAACCGCCAGCAGCCACAGCCACTTCGTCAGCAGCAGGGAAGTACACGCCGGTATTGGTGTCGCCCGTGTTCGTGATCGCAGGAGCCGACGCGGACCCAGCAGGGAAAGTTACTGTGCCTGTAAATGTGGCGTTAGTATTGGAGGCTAGCGTTAACGCAGTCGTATTGTTATTAACCTCAAATACGAGATTTCCAGTTGTATCCCCGGTTATAGATGCCGCTGTTGTAGCAGTTGTACCTGCCGTAATTTTACTCATATCACTACCCACCTCTGACCCGAGGACACTGTAACTGAGTTACCGGAGGTTATTGTGATAGGCCCAACAGATAAACCGTTCCTGCCACTATCAACCAAATACGGGATGGAGAACGTCGTTTCGTTTAAATACACGTTACCAACCACTGATTTTTCGGACGGGTAAGTTACGAATACATCTTTCGTACCAGCGGAGAACGTGACCTTAGTGTTGCTGTTACTGGAAGACAGCACACTATCTCGGGACAATGTAGTGCCCGAAGACGTATAGGTTCCGATACCAACTTCCCATTCAGACTGACTGGCAATCGTGTAATAGGTCTGATTTCCGTCACCGATGGCAGCAAAAGACTGATACCCCTGCTTTGCGCCAGCAAGAGTAATCGTCCCACTCCCAGTGGAAGTCGTCGTCTCTAAGACGCGATCCGCAAGTACGAGGGCCATACAAACCCCCGATTAGGCAATACGCAGGATCGCGGTCGAAGCAGCGGCAGCAGGGAATTGAATCGTGAAGTTACCAGCGGTAGAGGTCTTATCTCCACCAAATGCCAGTACTGCCACAGCCTTGTTACCTTGGGTCGCGTTGTAGATCAACGCACCGTTAGCAGTCAGGGTAGCACTGGGGAACGTCAGGTCATCAAAATCCAAAAACGCCGTCGTACCCGTCGAGGTCGGAACCTGCGAGATCGTTAGCGTTAAACCGCCAGCCGTGTAATTTGTTCCAGACGAGGAAACCTCATCCGAAGTCGTGTACACCGTGGTGGTAGCGTCGAGCGTAGCCGACGAAGTGTACAGCGCCAGTTTGAACACATCCGCAGCCGCTGAAGCGCGAATGACACCTGAACCAAAATTGTGGACGCCTTCAAGGATTTGAACCTTAAAGCTCGTCGCCATTGCTTGAGTAATAGCCATTATAGGTCTCCAATTAATTGTGCGATTTCCGCATAACCTTGTTTATCTAGCTTCTTGCATATCATTCTGCGCTCAGCCTCTTGAGCCTCGCTAAGATACTTTACTAGCCAATAATGCAGTGCTTCCTTTGAATCAGCACTGAGGATGCGGTTGGCCGCACGTTCTGCAATCTCTTCAACGGTATGCCCACGACCTTCTGTCGTCTGCACAAATACCTGCCCAATCTGTGTCTGTGCGTTAAACATCACGAAGTCACCGGAAGTCTAACCTGACCCGAACGATAAGCATCCTGACGGTTCAAGCCATCGCCCAGACGTTTCAGAAGACCAAGCGCCTCTTGGTACTTGTTCTCGTAATACTGCATTAGATCAGGATCGCCCTTGAGATATGTATATCCTTCTCGGATAGCTCCGTAGAGCAACACAGTCTCAAAGTTATCGCCCAACCACGTATTACCTACGTTCACGATAGATGCTGGGTAATAGTAATAGTGCAGTTCTGCCGTATACGCGAGATCCGGAGCAGGGCCGAGAATCATCGTGTTGTCGTCCCAAATCGCGTAGTACTTGGGTAGCCCAGTATCGTCAGCGTCCGGATACGATTGGCGGATAAAGTTCACATCCTTATTAAGCAGGTACGTGTACTCGTTGTTAGACGAGTTGAATACCGCCAAGGAGTATGTCGAGAGCCAGTCGGACGGGAGGGCCATGTACTTATTCCCAATCGACATCGTGGCAGTCGAGTTCTTACGAATCGCGGGAATCTGAACGGAGTTATAAATCCGCTCTTCAGCTAACTGCACAAAAGTCGGGATATTAGCCACGAAGCTTTGCTCCGTGGACTCACAGTAATCCTGAATCAGTGTAGAAAGCTGAGAGTAATTCACGGCGACCAGCCTGACCTGTACTTAGCGTTGTTCTCAAGGTTGATCTGCGACACGAACTTTTTGCCCTTCGTAGCAGCACCAGCACCCTTCATATCCATGTGGGTAACGCCCTTGTTCACGTCCTTCTCCGGGTAGCCATTACGCCCCGTCGAATCGGTGTTCGGCCTAATCTTGCCGGGATTCAATTCTTTCATGGCACTTACCTCGGGCCAGAAGACTTACGCACCGGACTGCGCTGGTTCATCACCTTCGCCATGTTCCGACCGTACTTCTTCATCTCGCTGTTGGTCTTACCACCAGCACGGAGTTTGGTCAGAGACTGGCCGGGGTGCTTGGCTCGCTCATGTTTATGGACGGCCTTTGCCACCATCGACTTGTCCTTCTTCACATCTTCATGCTTCATCTCAATCTCCTAGGTCGTAACGACCGTTACCGTTCCTACCTGACCAAACGGCGCTAAATCATTAGGCGTCAGTCCGGCATCATCCGCTCTGGCCCCGCCCACGGGTGCCCAGCCCCATTGTATCTGACGACTGCCATTGGCACCGTCATTACCGACCGCAAAGTAACTCGTGTCCGGTCTCGGGTTTCGTAGTGCCTGCGGGTCGTCCACAGGATACAGACCAAGAGACAACTGCGGCTGGTCGGGATTCCAGCACTCTGGACACGCCAGTATATTCACGTTCTTGGTTTTTATAACCAAGCTCTTCAACTGCTTCAGTTTGTACTGAAACCCACACACATCGCACATAGCGATGGCGTTCTTGCCACTTGCAAACCTGTTTGGCATTAGTAGCCGCCCAAGAAGCTCTCACGTGGAACAAACCGCACCGCCGCCTTTTCTCGGTCCTCACCCGCCGCCAAATCCCAAGCCTCGTCATACTGGGCTTTCAGAACTTGCGTGCGAGCTTCCGCACCGGGAATCTTCATCGACAACATATAGGCCAGACCCGCCACCATGCAGGGCAAGAATCGGAATGGGATATCCTGCCCGTTGACGCCGTTACCTACATCGAACATACGGCGCAGGCGCGTGTAGTACAGGGTCCAAGTCGTGCTGTTGTCCGGCTTCGGCCATACCGTGAACTGCGGATAGACCACGACATTATCTGCACCTGTAGCACCTGTACGTCGGTTGATCCAAATCTGGATCGGACGCCCCGTCGCGTTCTTGTTCGGAATCGACACGTAGGTACTGGACGAGATGCGCGAGATATTGATGTCCTGCTGGTTCGTGCCAGAGCCAGTTCGGATCACGTGATCGAGCAAATCAACCGTATCCACCGGCAGATCATACGTGCCGACGTTGTAGGTCAGAGTGTGCGTACCCTGCTCTAGCGTCCAGAGGTTGATGCCACGGTTAGCCCAGTCCATCAGCAACAACGACAGACTACGCTTGGCCGTACGGAAGTCGTAACCCGTACGCAGTTCAGCACCGCAACGCTCGAAAGCCTCTTCCACAATGGTGTTGAGGTCGAGGTTGAAGTCTGTAGTAGCTGTAGTCTTGTCTACCATTACTTGCCTCGTTCTTCCATCAACTTGACCCGCACTTGCAGGTCGTGGATGTCTTCCATAATGTCGTCTTTAAGTTCCTGACGACGGGCGGCGCTCAAAGGACTATCGGTAGGTACCCCATCTTCGGTAATGAGAATGGGGATTTTAGACTCGATAGCAATCAGACGATTGTTGAATGATGCGATCTCCGCCAACAACCAGCCCACAGCGGCCAGCAGCACCGGAAACAACATATCCACAATCTTCTGCATGTTCACTTCTTACTTGCCCCTTTGACGATACGCACGGGTTTTTTGCGAGATGCCTTTGGGCTGCGCGACGAACTGCTTACCTTGGGCTTTTCCTTTTCGCTTGGCTGCGGTAGTTCGGGCGTACTCAGCAGGGCTGAGAGCTTTGATCGCAGCCTCTGGTAAATACCTTTCACCCGTATCAGAAGATCGTTTACCACTTTTAGTTCTCCATTTCTGGGCAGTCCATGCCTTTAATGACTGCTGCGGAGCCTTCATGACTTGTACCCGCCGCCCTTTTCCTTGTACCGCTTCGCCAGCAACTGCGCCTTACGCGCTGACCACTGGCCTGCTCCCGTGCCTTGCGTTGCCGAAGCCTTGATTGACTCAAATAACTTCTTACGCATACCGGGCTTAGTGTAGTTACCGGCTTGGTTGACCTTGCTCTCACCGCCTTCCTTAAAAGTGCGGATGGGCTTACCCGTTCCAATCACGGGCTTTTTATCCCCCCGTCGTTTGGCACGAGGAATCTTTTTAGGGTTGATATCACCCATGCCTCGGGAGGGGAGCATTAGATGTACTTCCCTCGGGTTTTACCGCGCTGAGCGATACCGTCAGCACGTTTGGAGGCGGAAGACTTTACGGCTCCACCTCGCTTGTAGCCGCCAGCCATATCCGATGCTAAACGCTCGTCAAGGTCACGCTCACGCTTGGATACAGCACGTCGCTCTTTTGCCAAAGCACGGGCTTTAGCGAGATCATCCGCACTGGGTACGCCTTTCTCTGCCAACTCTTTGCCAGCGCGTTCCATACCTTTGTTACGGAAACGGTCAAGCAATTTTTTGGCACCGTAAGCAGCCGCACCACCAGCAATACCAGCACCCGCAAGTTTCGCGCCGGGGCTAAACAACTCTTCGTCAACAGCTTGCAAGCCCGGCTCACGGTCACGGTACTGCGGATTACGGCTCAAAAAATCTTCTTGAGCGCGTTTGTCCTTCGCTCCGGGGCCAGTTGCGTAACGCCGAGATGGACCACGCGGAGCAGACTTAGCTTCTTCAGTCTTGCGACCGCGAAGTTCTTTCAGCAACTTTAAGTTGCCTTCCATCGTCTTAGGACGATTCTTGTACGCCTCCGGATCAAGTCGGCGGATTTCCGCACCGACTTTCCCGTATCGCTCCTCGTCAGTCATCTCGGATAGCTTTTTCATACAAACTTTCCTCGGGTCTTACCACGTTGGGCAATACCGTCAGCGCGTTTGGAAGCGGAAGACTTAACGGCACCGCCTTTTTTGAAGACACCACGGCCTTTCAAAACGTCAGCACGAGTAACTTTACCGTCGCCGGTCAAGTCGGGCATACCGCCCTTCTTCATGCCGATAGTGTCAGCCTCGGGACTCTTCTGGAAGTTCTCGTAGGCCTCGCGCATCTTCTTGGCCATGTCTTGATCTTTGACGGCCTGAATAGCGGCAGCCTGCTTCTGAGCCGCAGCCTGACCACGAGGGCTTGTCGGGCCATACGATCCGCGAGTTTTTGGGCCGCTGCTCATTAGCACTCTCCGCCGTAGCGCATCTTGACCATCTTGCCCTTGGTCTTGCCTTTGCTGGCAACGCCATCGGCACCCTTGCGGTATGAACTGGCCATGCCGCCCTTCTTCATGCCGTACTCGGCCTTCTCATGCTTGATCATGGACTTCGGAGCGCCCTTCTTCTTCATAAAGGCAATCTCTTTCTTGGCCATTTTCTTGGAGTCTTTTATCTCTCCACCCTTTTTGTAACCCATGCCCGGCTCAGCGGGACGGTTCATACGATTAGGAGGAGCGACCATAGCCCGACCTGCCATATCAGCAGTTGGACCCTTCATAGCACGACCCATCTTATCGGCCATACCTTTTCCAAATTTCCGCATCATTTTGACTTACCTTTAAATTTACGACCCTTGTCAGCCTTCATGAATTCCTTCCCAACCTTCTGGGGGACTCCAAGACGTTTGGCTGCTTTCGGGTCGTTAGCAACCAAGGCCATCAAACGATGTTGTTTACCCGACTTGCTTGGCATTGTGGTTCACCAATCTGTCTATCTTTTGCTCCAACCGGTCAAGCCGGTCAAGAAGCATTTGGGCATCGGCTCGGACTTCTGCACGAGTGACATGATCACGAGCCACTTCTTCTCGGGTCTTATTGAGGAGAATGCCTAACCGTTGAAGTTCGGCAAACTTCTCTTTCACAACAAAACCCAAAACGGCCACGATTCCCGTAAGAACCATGTTCCAGACCAGCATTTCCATCTCAACAGTTCCATGCTCTGAGGGACTTGTTGATACGACTGTTGGGATCATTGGCTGTCTTTGCGCTTGTCAGCTTCTTCTTCATTCCCGACATTCTCGCGCAGAATGATTTCTTACGAGCGCCACCTTCCGGCTGTGGACGTTTCAGCCCCGGCTTACCGGGGTTAGCGGCGTTATACGACGCCCGTCCCTTGGCATTTAAACCGCCTTTTGGGTTTTTCCCTTCTTTGCGCTGCCAAGCCGGGGTTTTAGCCATAAATCACCATCGTCGAGACTACGGCTGACGGAATGATGTAGATGTTGGTCTGGAAAAGCAGACCTTCACCCGGCATCAGGATGTAATCCGCCGCAGTCGAACTTGCCTTGGTGTTGACGACGATTTTGGTAGCACCGCTTGCGCCACCGTCAATAAACGTAACGGTACCGGCACCCGAATCAGGAACGATGTAGATCGCCTTTACACGGGCACGGCCAATAACGAGGCTATTCTGGTCCAACAACTGACCTGCATCAGTGCGGACCTTACTAGCAAGGACATCTGTTTGCA